CACGCCGTAGGGTACCGCGTCCACGAATAGCGTCCGGGACCAGAGTTGCGCGCCCGCCGCCGTGTAACCACGGTACAATACCGCCGTTTGCCCGCCGTCGGATATGCAGTCTTTAGACGATATGAACGAGAGGAAGGCGGCTTCGTCCACGCCGATAAGTTGCCGCTGGGGGCAATTCGTCAGGAACCGCGCCGCCGCCACCGTGTTCGGGTCGAATGCGTTGAGCGATGTCACCTCATCGAACTGGGTCGAGGCGTTAATGTAGGTCTTCTGGTTGCTCACGTCGGTCAACCCCGCCGCCACTTCGTGGTTGTTGCCGTCGATGCTGTAATACGTCGCTTTGCATTCCACCAACGCGTAGCTATCGACCAAGTCCGACAGCCCGTTCCAGCCGTTCAGATCCCCCTGGAAGGCCAACGGCAGGGGCCCGGCGTTGCGTTGCTCACGCGCGAACCAGTCGCGTAATATCGACGACGCATCCCAGCGGAATTCCGACGTGTAAAAATCCAGCTGCTCCGCATCCGCCACCAAATACGCCGTTTGTCCGTTGGCGGCATAGGTCGTGCCGTTGAAGTTGAGCGATATTTTGGCGCGGTAAACGCCAGGGTACAGCGATGCGTCAATCTCCGTCCAGAACGGTTGCGGGTCGCACCCGGCGTTGACAAAATCGGTGGGTTGTAGTGTGTATGCCATGTTACAGACCTTGAAGGGTTTTGACTTGGGTTGCGCGGCTGTTCACCGTGTCGAAAGATTGCAGGGTCAGCACCGGCACCCGGTTGGAGAGTTTGTCCAGAGCCAGCCCCAACAGCTCCATTTGGGCCGTGGATTGCGCGCCGCCGCCTGCCATCGGAGTCACGATGCCGCCCGTGGCCATCAGCGGAACGCCGCCGCCGTACTGGTTGATTGCCGACAGCGTGGACAATTTGCCGGGGTAGTTACGCCCGGCCTGCGCCAACAACGCGCGTTTGAACGCCGATGTGGATTTCTTGTTGACAACTATGGAAGAGCCGTCCGCCAGCCGTTCGAAGAACTCGCCCCCCTCCACGTTTACGCGCCGACCCGATAGCCGCGTGTTGATGCCGCCGCCGGAGTGTGACGGCCCGACGAAGATACCGTGCTCGGCTTTGGGAGCGTCAAAGCCGTCGCCGATGCGGCCACCGAGGGCGAACTCCTGCGCGGCAATTGTAGCGACCTGAATAGCCGTTTGCGCGCCCACTAATGCAGCCGCGATAAGCGAAGCCGGGAACGGGGTCGAGGCAAAAGCTTGCGTAATGGCCAACGCCGCGTTCATAATCGCCTGCGCTATATCGCGTTGCTTTTTCTTTTCAAAAGCCTCGCGTTCCAACTGCTCACGTTGCGCCGCGAACTCTTCGCGCACCTGCTGTTCGGCCTGCGCGTTACCCTCCACGAGGGCCAGCTGTTGCGCCTCCTGTTCGTCGAGCTGTTCGAGCTGTTTGTCCAGTCGCCGTTGCGCGTTTTCCTCTTCCAACTTAAACAGGGCGTCGGCCGCATCTTCGGCCAGCTTAAAAGCCGCGTCGCGTATTTGCGCCCGTATCTTGCCCTTTTCCTCTTCGGTCTTTTTAAAGTCGGCCAAATCCGCGTCGTTGTTCGCCTCGACACGCTTTCTTAGCTCCTCTAATCCCTTAATCGGCTGGTCCAAATTGGTTTTTGGCAGCTCGATTTCGGGCGATGTGGGGCCAACTGTTTTTTCCAGATAATCGCGTAAAGTATCAAGCGCTTTTGCTATGCTCTGATTAACTTCACGAAGGTCGATGGGTTTTTTAAAAGCTTCCTTTAAGTCCTTTTCCAGCCCGGCGATTTCGTTCCGCAGGCTTTTCTGTTTGCCGATTAATTCGGTGGGCACCAGTTCCGGGTCGCTAAATTTGGCCAGTTCCGCCTCGACCTTTGCCAGTTCGGCCCGCAAAGTGGTCAGATTTTCCACGCGGTCTTGGTCGCGTTTTTTGCGGTCATCGTCGCGCTTCTTATCTTTTTCGTCCTGCTCTTTCTTTTTCTTTTCTTCCTCTTGCAGTTTTTTGATAAGGTCGTCCGCTGCCGCCTGCTCAGTCTGCGATGCCGCCGCCGCTTGGTCGGCCGCTGCCTTTGATGCCGCCGCCTGTTCGTCCTTTACGCGCTGGTACGCCGCGCCGGCCTTTTTGAATAAATCGATGTCGTCCAGTTGCTGGATTTTTAGCTGCACGCGCAAAGCGGACGCCTCATCGAGCAGCTCCTGCCCGCCGTTAGCGTAGCCAAATGTTATAAACTCGGCCGCATTTTTAAACGCCGCCTTGGCCTCAAGGGTAAAAATCTGAATTTTCGTTATGCCGCTTTGCAGGGTTTGCGACAAAAACTCCGGGAACGCCCTAACAACTTCGGTCAAAAATGCCCAAACGGCCGGGATTTCGCGGATGCCAGCTGTCAAAGTTTTGATGCCGAACAAGAGCGGGCCCAAAATAATCCGGTTGAGCTTAAGCGAAAAGTCGGCCCACGCTTGGCCGGCCTCCGAAGCGTCGCCGAAACCGCCAGTAATTTCCCCAATCGCCGCGCCGAGGTCCCCGAACACCGCGCCGACCTCTTGAACACGGGTAAAAATCGCCTCGATTACGGGCAAAAAGAACTGCCCTATGATCGTTAGCGCGTTGTTGAACTGGTTAGTCAGGTTCTCAATACGGGCCGACAGCGTGGCCTGCTTTACCGATGCTTGGTCGTAGGCGACGTTCGTTCCGCTAATCGCATCGGTCAACCTTGGAAACTCATCCGCATATTTGGTCAGCGATATGGCCGCGTTGATGTTTTCTGTTCCGAAAATCGCCGTCAGGCCCGCCGTGTCGCCCGTTAGTTTGTTCAGTTCGTTTAGCTTTTCACTTAACGGCACGGTCGTATCTCGCAATTTTTCCAACGAGACGCCGCCGCGCTCGAACGCCGCCAGCGCATCAGCCGATAGCGTGTCTTCGGATGCCGTGCCGATTTTCAAAAGCACGTTCCGCAATGCAGTGCCCGCTTCGCTGCCCTTTATACTATCTTTTGCCAGTAACTGAATGGCCGCCGTTGTTTCTTCTAACGACACGCCCGTAATTCTGGCCGCGCCGCCAGCCTTTTCCAGAGCCTCGGCCGCCTCTAATGTCGTCGCGCTACCTTCCTTTTCACCAGCCGCCAGCGTGTTGATAACCCGGCTTGCTTCGGATGCCTCAAGGCCGAACAGGTTAATGGCCCCGGTCACAACCTTAGCCGCGCCCGCCAGGTCAGTTCCGGCGGATTTCGAGAAGACAATTACCTCTTTTGTGACCGCCTGAAGGGCCGCTTGGTTGTCGAGTAGCTGCGGGGCCGCGCTACCTACAATTGTGAACGCATCGGCGATTTCCGTGCCCGTTGAAACGATAGCCGCGCCGCCGGATAGGGCGATGTTTTGCAGCCCCTCGATCCGGTCTTTCAGCGCATCGGCTTCAGCACCGGAAACGCCAAGCGTCGCCGACAATTGCGCGAACGCATCCTCGAACTCCATAGCGTTTTGCACGCCCTTGCCGACCACCAACGCCGCCGCCGCCACGCCAGCACTCGCCGCGACTGCTCCGGCACCCAATCCACCCATTGCCATGCCAGCCGAGCCAGCCGCGCCGCTTAATCCCTCAACGCCAGCCGTGGCCGCTTGGATGGGCGCGCCGCCCATACCTTTGAATGCGCCAAAAACGTCTTGCAAGGGCGACATAAGGCCTTGCACCTGCCCAACGAAGTTACCAAGCGGACCGCCCAGGCCCTGAATGCCCTGTGCGAACTGGCCGAACCCGCCGCCGGGATAGTTACCAACGTTGCGCTGAAACTGGCCCATGGTCGCGTCCAGTTGCTTCAGCTCGTTATCGAGGGCTTGGATGCGCTTTAGGCTTTCAGCACCGCCGGGACCCTCGCGTTCAGCCTGCGATAACTCCTTATAGGACCGCCGAAGCCGCGCCAGTTCCGCGTCCAGTTTGCGATAGGACCCCTCGGCAAACGCGGTGGTTTCCCGTGTGGCCTTTTGTTGGTCACGGATGGTTTCATTAATCGCCTTTTGCTGCCGACGGTTGTTTTCCAGTTCCCGGTTGAGCTTCACGTATTCCGCCGGATCGGTAGCCTTGCGCATGTCCTTCTGCAGGCTGGTAGCCTCGCGACGGAGTAGCCCCAACTGGTCCACGAGGTCGCCGACACCCTCGGCTTCAACCCTGAAAAATATTACCTGTTCGGCCATGATTAGCTGTTTTTGATTTCGCGATTGAGCTGGGGCGTGAAGTTAGCACTTATCGAGGTGGCCACCGCCGCCGATAGAACATTTCCGATGTCTGTTAACACGTTTGAAAACGCGGCTTCTACGGCACCCGTCCGTTTGCCGTTGGAGGAAAAGCGGAACGCGCCCGGCGTGGGCGACCCATACTTGACTTGGTTCACGGCGACGGCGAACGCGGCCCCGCGGGCTTGTTTGTCGTCCAGGCCTTTGCTTTTCCACCATTGATACAGCCCGGCGACCTGCGCACCGGTTACGCGCGTGTGCGTCGTCCGGCGGTTGACGTAGTCCAAATAGTCCAGCCCGGACACCTCGCCGACTATGCGGGCGCCTTCCGTGCGGATGTCCACGACAAATGACGCCGCCAGCCGCCCGGTATTGCGGTGGCCTTGCGCTTCCAATTCCTGAATAAGCGACCGCGTGGCCCCTTGCAGGGCAGCATCCAAGGCTTCAATATAGTCGGAGGCTAAGTTCATTGTTCGGCAGGTTGTTCGGTCAAGTCGTCCGGCGGCGCGGGGGTCGGCGGATACATGGCATTCCACCAGCGGGAAAACTCGGCTTCGTCATCGAATAGCCATAGGGTTGTGCCGTCGAATAGCGTCGGGCGCGGGGGAACGATAGGCGTAAGCGGCTGCCCGTCGGGGCCATGTGGTATTGCGGTCATTGCTCGGTCAAAAGGATGAAGTTAGAAGTAACGGTGTCCCCGGCGTTAGCCAGCGCGCACGCGGTAAAAAAGTACTGGTCGATGGTCCAGTTGATGTTCAGCGAAGATACCGCCGTGGCCGTTAGCACGGTGTCCGACGGGACGGTTGATGCCGTGCTGGTCATTTGGGTATTCGTGGCCGATATGATGTTCATCGTCCGCTCCGCTTGCCAGTACGCCGTGGCCGCCGCCGCGTTCTGCTGCACAATTTGTTGCGCGCCGATCAGGTCCACCGCCGTGTTGAGGTACAAACGGAACGTTGCCGAACCAGCCGTGCCAGCCTTCACGCCGCGAAAACGAATAGTTACAAGGGTCCCCGGCGCATAGGTTCCAGCGGGCACCATAAGCGACTGCAAGATCGTGTTCGCCGTCGTGCCCGTGACCGATTGCAGCGTGGCGTTCTTGAGCAGCACGGGCGTGTAGGGTAAATCGCGGAACTCGCCGTAGCCGCCCGCCGTCCACGTCATTACCTGCCCCGTCTGCTCCGTGCCCGTTTCGTTCATATTGTGCAGGTCGTCGAACCCGATAGCCTCGCCGACCCGAACGAAGATTTTTCCGTGGTTCTGGTGCGCATATTCGACGTAACCGACCGATACCTTGAAGTTTGGAGCCGACGGCCGCACGTTCGTGAGCCCGCCCGGCGTAGTGACCGACAACCAAAGTTCGTCGCCGTCGTTCCATGTCTGGCCCTGTAATGCTCCGGTGGTGTTGATTTCGCGCACCTGCCCGACCAGCGTAATGAAGCCCTCTTGATTGTTGGCGATGTTTTCCGTGACCACGCCGAGCGTGCCGCGGGCATTTAGGGCCGTGTCGGCTTGGGCAAAGTCCACCGCCAGCCGCTGCCCTTGCGCATCGTCCACCCGCACGACAGCATAGCCGGCTTCCGTTAGGTTCGTGCCCGTCTTATTGACCACGCGGCTAACAATTTCCTGCCCTATTTGGAGCGTTACGCCGCCACCCTTAAGGCCAAGGTCCAGCGTGCCGTCGGTATTGTTCCATTGCATTCTGGCCACGGCCCCGGCGTTTGCGGGCGTGGTGTCGAAATCAATGCTGCCCACGTTCGTCAGGTCGTTTTGGTCCATGTTGATATCCAAACACGCGGTGTTGCCGACAGTCAGGATGTCGCATAGCGGCACCGTTGGGCCGGGAGGGCCGGGAGGGCCGGGGTCGCCCTGCGGACCTTGCGGACCGGGGTCGCCTTGAATACCCTGCGGCCCCTCCGGTATCTCAAAATCGAAAATAGCATCCGTGTCCGTGCCCACGTTCGTCACCGTCGCCGGGTCGCCGTTGGGCACCGTCGTAACCGTGCCGACCTCAATGGTAGCCGCGTCACCCGGTTCGCCCTGCGGCCCCTGCGGCCCGGTAATGTCGGCCAGCGCAACCAAATCTATCCAGTCAACCTCGCCAACGTATCGGTATTGTATGTAGGTTCCATCGTTGCGCAACTCGATTTCGCGGCAACACGGCGGATAACTCGGCGGGTCCACTTGAGCGGGTGCCGAATAGTCGCCGCACGGTGCCATCAGCGGAACCTCAAAGCGGAACGATGCGCCCACATGACGCTGCACGGTGCCATTTGTGAGCGGGGTCACGGTGACGGCAGTGAATGGCGGGATGTAACGGTCAAGCGGCACGCCGTTGATTGTCGTAGCCCGTGCCACGTTCAGCGTGTTGTACCCAATCTGAATGCAGTCGGCCACGATCTGGTCAACCGTGCGCGGTGCCGTTTGCGTCGTCGCGTCGTAGGGCAGGATAACATCCAACACCGATATAGCGAACGCCAGGCGGTACTGCTGCATGGTGCCCGACCCTTGCGTCACTTCCATAAGCACCAGCGGATGGGCGAGGGTCAATTCGGATCCCGCGTAACCGCTTTCCGCATAAGGGCGCGAAAAAAACGTGCCCGCCTCCGCGTCAACCTGCGTTTTGCCGCCGTTGTTCGACTGCAATTCCGACGCAAAATTCACGGTCGCAAACGTGTTGGGCCGGAGGTTCTGCCCCTCCAAATAGAGCGGTGCATTCTCGACGGCCAGCGCAAAGGCCCGGTAAATGTCAATTATCGTCATGGGTATTCAGTTGCGATTGCGATTTGTATTGCGTCAAAGAACGGAGCATCGAGCATCAGCCGCCAGTTTTGCCACGCCCCGGTTTTCCAGAGCCGCCCGTAGATAGAGAGGTGCCGCCCTTTGCCGTCTTCGTGCCTTTCCCGCCAGTTCCGGACCCGAATTTGGTCGGGGCTTTCTTTGAAGGTTGGGGCGCGGGGTGGCTTGAACCAGTTGCTGAAGATGGGGTCTTCTGCCAAGGCATTGAGGTAAGAAAAAAAAAGTTGCGAATATCGAGCGCGACCGACAGCGGCATGTGTTCGACTTCCTTTATCCGCTCCGCGTGCCAATGGTCGAACGCTTCTTGCGACGTCGGCAAAGCTTCGTCTGCGCTTTTTCGGAGGAACAGGGCCATTTGGGCGAGGAAAATCCGCGTCGGCGTGACGTACAACTCGGAGGCGTTGATTGCCGCGCGCTCCTCGATTACCCGCTCGACTTCCTTTGCCAGCTTAAACTCGATAAAGTTGTTGTAATATTCTTCCAACAACAGCGTTTGGGCGACCTGCTCAACGGAGAAGCCGGGGCCACGCTTGTTGCGATAGTTCACCGCCTGTTGGCAGAGGTACCAGGTCTCACCCGCCCACTCGAACGTGTTGGCTGGGGGCACGGCTTCGTAGGTAGCCATGCACGACGCGATGCCCTCAACGGCACCCATTAGCATGGTCGCGATGTCCTGCTCGTTATCGCCTTGCAGCACCATTTTCAGCGGATCCTGCCCCTTCGTGAACGGGCGCAAAGAAAACGCCAGCGCATTAAGGTAGGCACCTATCGGCATGCCCAACGCTTTACCGTCAGCCTCGGCCCGGAGGGCTTGCATAAAGGCATGGTAAGCGATATGGCACTCGAAGTAATTGCCAATCGTGACCTCGCTTGCGTGGTCTGGGATGTCGAAGGTCAGCACCGAACCCTCGGGGCTTACAGCCTTAAGCACTCGCATAAGCCTCGACGATTTTGGCGATGATTGTAGCGGGTTTGCTGTTCGGGCCGACGGTCACGCCCAACTCGCGGGCCATCGTGCGGAGGCGGTCGGATTGCTCCGGCGTAATGCCGTCCACGGTTTCCGCGCCGATTTCGGCCAGCACATCGGCCTCGGTGTACTCGGGTACGGCCTTCAGCTGGTCAGCGACCGCCGCAGGTTCCGCATCGTTTTTTTTTACGGGCTCCGCCTCGGCCATTTGCGCGATTGGGGCCACGCGCGCCACCTGCACGGTCTTAGGCGGCACGAAGTCGAACGCCCCGGCATAGCCGCAGGGCTTCGCATATTGGGGCAGGTACACGCGCATAAGCCGGATAAGCTGGTTAGCGTAGTCAACGCGGATTTCGCGGCTTTGGACCATCGCGTCCAATGCGTCTTTGAAGTTCTTTACAGCTTCAATGTGGTTCAGTTCCATAAAACAAAGATATTAAGAGGTTAAATAGATACGATAGAGTTGTGGCGCGGCCTTGCGGCTAAATTCATAACCGCCCAATAGCGCACCGCGTCAAGGGCGTGATCGTCGCTACTGCTCGGCTCCTGAATGGTCTTACCCGTGGCGCTATGCAGCTTCCATTTGTACTGCCGAAACTCGCGGTTCAGGTTGTAGCCGATTGCCCGAATAGGGTATTGGGCCAGCGTTTGGATGCCGTACAGCACGGAACTCGGCCCCTTCTTAGCGGCCGCGACGTTAAAGCCATTGCGCCGCAGTTCGGTAATCATTTCGGGCCGGGCCGCGTCGGCCCAAATAGGCAGCCGCCGGGATACGTTCAGGTCTTTCATTTTAGCCGTAAGCGCGGCCATGGTTAGCCCGCTTTCGTAAATCAGTTCCTTGCAATAAATCGTTTCACCGTGTTCGCAGCACTCCACCAAAGCCAGCGGGTCGGTGTAACCAAAGTCCAGCCCATAGCCTAAACGGCGGCCACCGTCGGGGAATTCCACCCACGGCTCGACGCGCTGGTAAATCAGGTTCTCGGTGCCCCCCGTGCGCCCTTCAGCGTACACGCGGCGGAAGTTTTCGTCACGCGCGGCGCGCTCTTCGATGGATGCGCGGACCTGCTCCGGCAAATATGGGTTGTCAAGGTATGTGGTCCGGCAGAATGTCCCGTCGGCCAACGCTTGCGCCCGATAAAATTCGTGCGCCCAGAACGGCGTATCAGGGTTGTAGTCGATAATCGACACGACAGACGTGCGCATCTTCAGTTGGCTAAAAATCTCGTGCCCGATGCCCTGTGCTTCGTTGACAAAGAGAATGTCGCGTTTCCCAGCCTTTGCGTCTTGCGCCGTTTCGTATGATGTGAACTGGATTTTGGCCCCGTTCGTGAACAGGTATTCTTTATCGGTCCGATGGTAGCGTTCGATATGCCGCTCGAAGGCCTCGGCGATGCGCTCCGCATCCAACAGCGCCCCCTTCTTAAGGTTCGGCACGTCCTGCCCCACCACCGTGACCACCGTGGGCTTCTTATTCACGGTCGGGTTCAGCACGCAAAAAGCGAACAGGGCTTGGATAGTCGAATAGGTTTTGCCAGACGATGTACCGCCCTGCAGTATCAGCACCGGGACGCGCGCATAACCGCCGCGCACGGCCTTATCCATGCGCTCCCATACCCACGCAAAGATGGGCGATGTATTGATTTCAAGGGCGGCGGCACTCATGGCAGGGTATCGATGTGGTGTTGGATGTACCAAATGGCTTTTTGCAGGTCTTCCCGCTCCTTTGCCGGGTCTTTCTTCCCGGCCCTGGCGATGTACTTGACAGCGTTACCAAGGGCAAAGCCCAGCCGCCAGGCGTCGATTACCTTAATCGCCTCGTATGCGTTGGCAGAACCGCCGTAGTGCGGGGGATTGTTCACCGGGTCAGTCATCGGATGGCAGTTCAGCGGATGGGGCTTTGATGACGATTTGCAGCGGTACGGCGTTGTTTTCGCCGTCCACTCCGGCCACCTTTTGCGTGGCTTTGCCGTGGGCGCGGTCGAGCAGGGTCTGGATAGCGGCGAACCCTTTTTTGCCGTCCAGTATCTCCTTTGCCGTCACCTGCATGACGATGGGCCGGGTCGGGTCCTTGCTTATGGTCACCAGTTCGTCGCGGTCAAGGCTTAACAGGTATTCGATCGTGGCCGTAATATCCACAGCCTTAACGGGTTCGTACCCGGCGGCCTTCATTTCGTCGAGCAAAGCGCGCACGGTCTTTTTTGGCGGCCCAGCTGGGTTGCCTGATTGCCCCTTTTTAAAGGGTTTAAGCGACGATGGATTACCTTTTGGGTTCATTGCCAAACACTGCTACATTTTAACAAAACAGCCGCCGCGGGCATTCACCCACAGCGGCCAAAAAAGAAAAAATCTCAAACGTAGTGCGTTCATTTGTCCACGGCGGGAATTGTTACAAAGATACGCTTTTAATACACACCTAAAATCTCACGGCACTTATCAATTATAAATTTAACATCCTCATTAGCCTCGCCTTGAATTAAGCCAACAGCTTTTTTGTGGCTAACTTGAATAACTGCAAACGGATAGTGGTCCCATTTGCCCTTAAAAAAATTGCCTATTTCAATAATCATTTGATTGGTATTTCTTTCAATAAGTATATCAGGCCTTATCGCTTTTCCATTGCCGCCATTTAATGCAGCCGACATCCATCCTTCATCTGCTATGCAAAGGTAAGATTCTGTTTTATCATCAATCGCCATTGCATTTGCAAGCCCAAATCTAAGGGCATCAAGAATGCTTTCGTGTTCAATTCCGTTTCTGTTTGGCATAAAAAAAAATTAAGAGATTAAGAGGTTACAACTTTCAAGGCCTTAGCCAGCCGATAGTTGGCCTTTGCGCGCATCAGCATCATCAGGGCGCTCCGGCAGTCTTCCGATTTTAGCGCATCGGATACGCGGGCGGTCGCCTTTGCCCCGGTCAATTCGTACACGTCCACAAGGGCAATGCGCCTTTCGTACACTTTGCCGCCTTTTTTGTTGGGCGCGATTTCGTGCACGTGGTTCGTCGTGTACTTTGCCCGGAGCATGTCCACGGCCAGTTGGCTAACGGCTTGGTTTTTCCCGACGGCCAACCCAACGGCGGCGGCTTGGCGTATCGTCATGCGGCCATTCAGGTGATACACGGCGTGGTCAAGGTTGGAGTTTTCCACGCACGCATGGGCCACGGTCGGCGCGTCGTTTTGCACCCATCCGATAAACGCCAGCACGTTCCGGAAGACGATAAACCGGAGCGGCTCGCTGGTGTCCGCCGGGTCGTAAATCGCGGCGGCAAAGCCGTTATCCCGGAAAGCGGGGTCAATGCCAATCAGTATCATTTTCGATGCGGTTTTTGGAGGTTTGGAAATAGGCGGCCTCGCGTTCCATGCCGATAAAGTCGAAGCCCTCGCGACGGCACGCCAACCCAGTGGTACCGCTGCCCATGAAAGGGTCCAGCACCACGCCGCCGGGAGGCGTAACGAGGCGAACAAGGTACTGCATTAGCAAAAGCGGTTTTACCGTCGGATGGGCGTTCGGGTTGTCCGGGTCGAGGTTGGCGTTACGGTCGCGGCCTCCAGCCTTTGCCGTGTAGAAAAAGCGGGCCGCGCTTTTAAGTTCTTTCACCACGTCGAGGCCGCCATCGTGGATTAGGTTTGCGGGCCAGCGGCCAGCAGGGTCCGCCGATGATTTGTTGTTATTTGTGGCATTATACACGCCGTAGGCATTGCCTTTATTCATTCCATTTTCTAAATTACCAGTTCTTTTACAAAGCTGAAGAGGCTCATTGTGCGCCACCCTACACCCATCCACATTTATCGCCCCCGTACCGTGTTGCAGGACGTTTTCGGCTATGGTTCCGATTAGCGGTTTGCGGGCCACGGTTATCGGCTCCAATGCGGGCTTAAGCGCACTCCCCCAGCCCTGCCACTGGCGCGCGGCCTCGGTTGCGGGTGTTGGAGAAATGTGCGTTGTTGCGTTATAATCGCCATAGGCATTTGTTCGAATAGACGCCGTTTGTTTAGCGGCAAGCGGATTTGTAATTATTTCCCGCTCCGCGCCAGCCGCCTTATCAATCGCTTTGCTTACGTCGTGCGATTTCGGAAACCCCGACCCGTACACCCACGCTATCATGTCGCGGATTTCAAAGCCCGCATCCTCAATCCGCACGGCCATGCGGTGTTGCGTCCGGGTTCCGGCAAAGGCCAGCAGGTGGCCGCCGGGCTTGAGCACTCGGAGGCACTCGGCCCAAAGTTCAACCGTGGGCACGTCGTAATCCCATTTTTTGCCCATGAACGAAAGGCCGTAGGGCGGGTCGGTCACGACCGCGTGGACGCAGTTGTCGGGCAGGTCGCGCAATAGGTCCATATTGTCGCCGTGTAGTAACGTCATTTTTTACGGGTTTTTGGCACTGGCGGCGCGGTCAGCTCGGTTATCTCGCGCTCAATCAGTTTCCGGATGCTCGCAATTTGGTTACACCGCTCATCGTATGCGGCGCGAAAGCGTGCGACGGCTTCGTTTTCACTGCACACCATGAATGTGCAATAGTCGACCAGCAGTTCGCCGGTTGGGGGAGTGAACGGCGGCAGCGCTTCGAGGTCGGCCAGCCGCTGTTTGAGGGTTTGGATTTTGTCAATCATAGTCCACGGTCGCGTAAAAAGTTGATAAAATCGCGTGCCCGGACGGTCGCCGCATTGACCTTTTCCCGCTGGTATTTGGTCAAGTTGTCGGTTTGTCGCGTGTACTCGTTACAAATCAGATTGATGTACGCCCCGCATGCGCTTCGGCTTTGGTAGGTGAGCGTGCGCTCGATTGTGTAGGCAGCCATAATCTTCAGCGACGGGTGGGCAGCATCACCGAATAGGTCGCTGGGCTGCATTTCGTAAAGTTCGCACAGGCAAAGGGCGCATATTGCAAAGTTCACACGCTCGGTGCGTTCGCCTTGCTTTTTCGTCATCAGTTGGTGTAACCGCTCGAACTCCCACCGCCATTGCGATGGGATGAGCGGAAGCAAGGTCGCGTCGAGGACGGGCAGGTCGTTGGTATTCTCAATCATCAGAAAGGCAGTTCTTCGTCGTGACCAAATGGAGCGGAGGGAGCAGGTGCCGGGGCAGCAGGCCGGGAAGCGGGCGCGGGCACCACAACAGGCGGGGCCATCTCCGTCCCCTTCTCGGGCCAGTCCAGGATTTCGGCTGACGAAAGGCGGAACTCGTGGCTGTACGCCTTGTTGCCGTTTTTGTCTTGGTATTCGCGATGTTCGTAGGATCCGGCGACGGCAACGCGGTTGCCCTTGCGCGCCCATTTGGCCAGCGTGTCGGCCAGCGGGCTGTAAGCAATGCACGTCGCCCATGTCGTGGCCTCTTTCATTTCGCCGCTTTTGTCCTTCCACTTTTTGGACATGGCTAAGCGAATGCGGCAGACGTTGCTGCCGTCGGCCAATTGGCGGGTTTCGGGTTCGGCACCGAGGCGGCCGATAAAAATGCAATGGTTCATCTTGGTTATGGTTTGAGGTGAAAAAATTAGTATGCTTTGCCGTGGCGGGTTCCGCGCGTAGAGTTAAAGGCCAGCTTTGCGCGAATGTGGCTATCGATGTCGATTTCCATGTAACCGGCGAGGTCCAACAGGCGGATTATCGCGTCGGCCAGTTCGTCCTCAACGGTGTCTTTGACTTTCTCCCGGAAGAACCCGGCAAAAGTGACCATGTCCATTTCGGCCATCTTGCAGGCCTGGTACACGTCCCCTTTTTCGGTCGTGTCGCCGTTGCGGTGCGCCTCGACAGCCTCGGCGATTTCGGACACGATCAGCATGCATCGGTCGGGAAAGGTCGCCGGGTGGTCGTAAAAGCCGCGCGCCTTGTTGCCCGCGTGTATTGACTGGGATAATTCGGTGAGGTTCATTTTTGGAGATTTAGGAGGTTAGTTTTGTTCGGGTTCAATCGGTGGCCGCTGGTCAAAGGTCTGGAAAAACGCGCGGTTTTTGGCAATAAGCGCAATCGCGTAAAGCCGTTTATAGTGCTTATCCACGTCGCCGGGGTTGGTATTCATCGCGTCCATTAACGACGTGAACCCAAGCGTGTTTTTGTCGCGTTGATACTCCAATTCTTCGGCCCGTGCCTCGCCCGTCGCCTTATTGCGAAGGTCGGTTTTTTCCTCCGCTGTTATGTCGGCAATCATTTGGCGGCGCAAAAGTGGCGTCATGAACTCCAGCCACCACCAGTGTGCCCGGCGGCCCTTCGGATTTAGTGCATACTGGGTAATATTCCAGCGGCTAAATTGCTTTTCCTTCGGCTTCCATTCGAGCGGATTGTGGTTTTGCCCGGCAGAGGCCTCTTCCAACTGGCCCAAAAATTCCACGTTGTTGATTTCCCGGTCTCGGGCTGCGATAATAGCCACGCGCTGGGTTTGCTGGTAGGCGGTCAGAACCCGGCTAAAAATTTGCGGTGTTGGGCTTTGCCCCAGCGTCACCTCGGGCAGGTCGCCGTTCGAGGCGAACCCAAACGCCGAAATAACCTCATCGCACGAAAGGCGGTAGAACTTATCGCGTAAAACCTGAACAATAGCGTTCTGCATGCCGAGGGCCACGTCCGGGAACTGGAAGAACGAGCTGCACACTTGGCTAACAATTTTGACCAGCACCATGTCGGGCTGTTCTTCGATTTTTTGCCCGGGACGTGAGGCCAAAGCGTAGGCCTTGACGGCGTTAACGGGCACCCGTGCGCCCTGTGCGACATTGCGGACGAAACTGTCCTTAAATTTGTAAGTACTCATATTCCAAAATAGGGTTTATAATTAATGACTTGGTGAATATTTCGGGCTGTTCGAAGCTCGTTTTGCAGGTCAATTTCGCGAAGGGCCGAAAGGTAGGCAGGATCCGCTAATTGCGGGTTCAGATGTTGCTCCATGCCGGGATGCGCGATTAGCTGCGCTTTTATCATGTCGATTTTGCGTTGGTCTTTTTTTTCGTACCAGCTCCCAAACTGCTGGCCGTTCGGCAAAATGATCTGAAGACCGTCGGACTGGCTTTGCGGAACCAGTGCGGCCGACATATCGCCCGACGCATTTGCGGCCAACTGAAGGCTTTTTTGTGCGCTATACGCCTTCTCAAGATAGCCGGGAAACTTGTTAGGCCGCGATAGGGTCTCCGGGTTTAGGTATTTGTGCATTTCTGGGTTGTTTTTCCAGTCGGCGGCGCGGTGTTCGATTACCATTCTGAACTCCTCCTCCGTCCCTTCTTTTGTTTCCAGCACCCGGGAAATGTATCTGATGTTCGTTTTGACGTGGCGGAACGCGGTACCAGCGACGGCGTTTAGGTGGTCGATTAGCCGACAGGCAGCCTCGGAAAAATCTGGCTTTTCCTTTTTTGGTTTTTGAGAAGGCGCGCTTTCTTTTTCTTCTATCTCTCTTCCTTCTATCTCTGTATTTTCTATCTCTTTATATTCTATCTCTATATTGCTGGCATGGTTTGTACCACCTAACTGGTCTTTTTCATGCACCTTAACTGGTACATTTTGTGCCACCTGACTGGCTTTTTTTATGCCACCTAACTGGCTTTTTTTATACACCTTAACTGGTACATTTTGTGCCACCTGCTCGGCAGAAAGGGCAACCAAAACATCGGCCGTCAGCGGTGCCAACCGGAAGTGTTTGCGGTAAAACGCGCCGCGAATATCCACCATTACCAGCTCGGCCGCTTGCAACTTATCAATGGCCGCCTGAATAGCCGTCCGGCTCAATCCGGTTATGGCCTCCAGCATCTCGCGCGTGGCGTAAAACCAGCCGTCCGCATCTTCGTGCATCTCGGCGATGTTTGCCAGTTCGCTGTAAATCCACATGGCATTAGCACCGAACGCGCGACCGATTTCCGGCCGAACAATGCGAAAACCCGCGATGTTTTTTGCGTCCTTCATGGAAATAAAAAAGGGGCCAACGCTCCTACACGTGGCCCCATTACAGAGTTGGGGGGTAACCCTGTGGGATGTCGTAGGTAGGAGGCAACGACGTCCCGGATGAGATGACAAAGATAATAAAAAAGGGCGACCAATTTGCAACTAATCGCCCCCTAATACCAAAAATTTACAGTCAAACTACTTCTTAGTGAGGGGGGAGGGACTTGAACCCCCAAGAGCGGCCATAGCCGAACGCTACCTATACGTGTCCCCCTTCATAAACCGCCGCAAATTTACACCTACGGCGGCATTAACTCTACACCTTGTCTTTCAGTTCGCAAATATACGCCCGGCAGGCCTCAACTCGGTCGCGTATTGACTGGATAGCCGCTTCGTCCCGTTCGACCGGGAAGGCCTTAAACCGGAGGTGAACGGGCACGTCGTCGTAGGTCATTTGGCGGTGAGCCTCGGCCCAAGTTTCCTCGGTGTTGCCACCCAGCCCACGGGCATAGGACATACGCCGGGCTTCCTCAAACACCATTTCGTCGGGCGCGTTCATCAGGCAATACAGCACGGCGGCGCGGTCGCAGCCCGTTAGGGCCATGTAGCCCTGTAATTGCCACCAGTAGGCCTTATCGGGTTCGGTCTCGAACAGCGGAAACGTAGTCCAGGACCACGGGCTTTTAATGTCGTACACGGCGGTGCCGACGATTAGGTCGGGCGTGCCTTTCATGTGGTCGTCAGCAAATGCAGTTTCGTTTTTAAACCAGATGCCGTCGGGTTCCATGATGCCTTGGGCAAAGTCAATCGCGGCGGCTTCCACCGCGTTACCCTTGCGCATGTGAACCGACGACACTTCGGCCCGGCGGTCGTATAACCGTTCCTTGAGCCACGTCTCGCAGTAGGTTTTGGCGGTCTCGGAAAGAGCAGCCCCCTTTGTGCGGGGGCTGGTCATGATCTGGCCAATGGCCGAGCAGCGAATTTTGAATTCCATGATTAGACGGTTTGGATAGTGAAGTCGGCGACAGCCTGAACGATAGCCGCCTCAACTTCGGCGTTGAATGCGAATTTGGTCCAGACTTGGGGCAGCGTCGCGCGGTTGGTAGCAATGGCCCGGACAACCTGCTGGAACTTTTCGGAACCCAATTCCAGCTCCGGCAGCTCTGGCGCGGTCGGTATGCCCGTCGCAATCTCGCGGGCCACGTCCAGTTCGCTTTCGGTCAAAATGCCGTTGCTTACCTCCGGGAAGGCCATGCGCAAAGCGTGGGCCTCGGCGACCTTGCTAATCATTTGGAAGGGCATCAATTCCCAGTTGCTGGGGCCCTGATTTTCGTATTTGCGCGGCTTATAGAACTCGGCCATTACGACCGTCACCGTGAAGGGGCAGCGGTTGCCCTTTACAATGCGGTAAACGGTGGCCGTAGCAGTGGCCGGCATTTGCCCTTTTGCGTATTGAACGGCCGTTTTGTGCGATCCGTCCGGCAGCAGGTCGAACTTAATTGGGTCGATGCCCGCGAACTCGCCCGTGCGTGCGGCAATTTTGCGCAGCCCGTCCTTGCGGACGTAAGGGCCGTATTTGCCCCCGCCAAGTGGTATCAGCTCGATCTCCTTAAGCCGAGGATCGAGGCCGACCGAAGCGCAAACCCCGGCAAAGATAGCTATTTGTGCCGGGGGGCACTTTTCGGGAATGATACCGGCCGCGGCCAGTTCTTGGATTTCGGCATCCGACAGGCGCGCGGCGGTGGTTGTGGTGGTGAGTTGATTGGACATTGTGTGTAAAATTTGTAGGTTAGAAAATTGGTTCGGCATTGTCATCATAATGGCGTTCGTAACTTTCTTTGCTTATGACGCCAAAAATAAAATCACACCCAAGCAAATGAATAAATTCGGCGGTTAATTGAATACCATCCGAAATAATGCAATCATCAATCAATCGCTCATTAGGTAGATACATTTCAAAGCTCCAAGTCCAAGCATCTTTGTTTTGCACGAAAGAGCGAGCGGTAACTAATACGCATTTGGCAGCCATAAATTGATTGATAGCGGTATAAAGCTTGCGGATAATAAACTCTAAGTTGCGGAACTCAAACTTATGAGTAAATGGGTGATAATAGCCTTTTACAGCGGAAATAGACACAATGAAAAGGTTGTGCGTAGGCCTATCTTTATCATTGCTTTTAAAAAGTTGGCTGGGGGAGGTGATAATTTGAGGCATTATAATAATGATTAAAGATTAGAAGTAGCATTCATCTTCGTCTGTGTTTTCGCTGTGGTAACGGGAGTAGTCTTCAACGCTGACCAATCGAACGGCGTAAGCGTGGCCAGCCCAGCCAACCAATTCAGTCGTAACAGCCACGGCCAGCCATTGCGGATTGCTGTACTCGGGCGACCCTTCTTTTGGCAGATACAGTTCGCAGGTATAAACGTTATCGGCGTAACTCCGCACCCGGAACAGCGTACCGCTAAAAGAGCAGTCAAATTTTGGAGGTTCAAAATGCGCTGGGGCCTTGAACCGAAAGACAAAACAAGTGTGCGTTGGGTCCCGGCGGTCATTGTACCGGAACAGTTGGGAGGGGGAAGTGATGACTGGCATTGTAGTAAATTTTTGAGGTGAAATATTAAGCGGTCCAATCAAAGTTGCAGAAGTCCATCGGAATAGCCGCGCCGCACTCGTACTCGTCCGAATAGTCGTCTAAGTCGCAGTCGTCGTAATCGGAGTAGTCGTTATGCTCGGCCAGCTCGGCGGTGAAAATGGTCTCCAGGTCTTTGCCCGGGTGGCCCTCCAGTACTTCGGCCAAAACAATGTCGGCGAAGTGTTCGCACGGTCCGATGACGTGCCACTCAACGTCGGTAAAATGCGCCGGGTCGCCCGGTTCGTCGCGAGTGCTGTAGGTTTCGGGGTGGTAAGTGCCGGTAATGCGAATGATAGCCTCGATAGGCACTCCGCTAAGTTCGGTTTCGTGGAAATACGTGGATGTTACTTGCATGGCTGTAAAATTTGGTTGTGAATACTGGTATCGCTTGCGCCCGAAGGCAAAGCAAAGATAAAGGTTTTATTTATCGTGTCAAGCATTTTGCAAAATATTTTTGCAAAATATTTTTGCACGGGCACAAAAAAGCCCCGCCGGTTGGCAGGGCTGGGTGGTCATCGCGGCAGCGGTCGTAGGATGCAGTGCGGTACGCCGTGTTCAATGTAGATTTCCGCTTGGCAAAGGTCGCGCTGGTCGCCGTACATGGATTTTGCTGGATAGTGGCATGTGCCGACAATAGGCTGCTCTTTGCCGCGACGTGCTTGAATTTGCAGCGTGTCGGCTGTTACGCGGTAAATGCTTACACGCTCGCCCGTGGTGGCTTTGCAGGCTTTGATGTCGCCGACCTTGGGCATTTCGCCCGCTTTGATTACAACTTTCATGTTATGGTTGGATTGGTGGTTTGAAAAACTCGCCCGGGTCGATGCCCCAGGCTTGGGATAGTAGCCAGATGTGGTACACGCTAAAGCAGTGTTTCCCGGTTTCGAGGTTCGAGTAGCCGCCACCGGTCATTTCAAGCAGCTTGGCCATTTGCTTGCCAGTTAGCTTTTGATTGGTGCGTCGGATGCGGATATTCAGCCTGACGACATCGTTGATGTATTGCATGGTGCTGGGTTTAAATGCCGTACATGTACGGCTGCCAAAAGGTGCGCCCGTGCATGCGGCCAATCTGATACATTGGCTCTGCATAAAAGGCCGTATCGCTGACGTGTACTCGGTCCTGAAAACGACACATGCAATCGGTTTTGTCGGTTCGGTCCGGCTGAACGGTGACGCAAGGGACGAAGACTGTGGGCTTGGTGCGCTTGGGCGCGCAGCTGGCGGCGAAAGTGAGGATAACGGCGGTGAAAATGAATGCTTTTTTCATGTGGATATGGGGTTAAAAAGTGAAAAAATTAAAGCAGCTCGAACTCGGTAATGGCTTTTTGACCGTCCTCGGTCAACAGGTTTTTAAGAATATGCAATTGGTTGTGTTCGTTGCAGGCTCTTTCGGCTTCTGCTTTATTGTCGTAGCGGCCTACCACCTGAACAGCTCGGGCCATTTCCAAATCGTGCAAATATGAAATAGCTTCCCAGCAAGCTGGCCTTATACCTTCAATAGCTATCATTTTTTGAACAAAGTACTTATTTGCGCCTATTGACACGCCATTTTCATTGAATTTGAGCGGCTTAATAATTCTGTCAAGGTTCATAATGGTAGAGTTGGGAGTTAAAAATGAAAAAATTAGTCGCGTTTGAAGATCATCAGCAGCACGGCGGCGACAAGCCCGACGGCGGCGATGGTGTTGGGTAATTGGTCGAGCATCAGAATGGAAGGTTTGGGTCGAAGTATTGCAGTTGCGGCGGCAGGCCCGTGGCCAGATTGATGAGGATGTAGCATTGTTCCAGTGGGTGCCCGTCGTAGTCGGTTTCCGGCAGTTGGTAGTCGTGCGTTACCCAGCCGCGGCCGGATTTTACGGTGACGGTGAGGGCGGTGCCGTTGCGGGTCAGCGTGACAGGCGTGCGGCAGGCGGTCTGCTGCTGGACAATTTCGCCGTTAGGAAGGTCTTCGGCGTGGATACGGATTAGCATGTGGCGGGGGTTTTTTCGTATTGAGCAATAACATCGGCGACAACGTCAGCGCGCTGGGCGCAAAGGGCAAATTGTGGCCGACCCTTGAAAAACTCTTGGTAATCCCACTTAAGAGTGGCCACCACAAGTTCGCCGATACGGTCAAGCTCGGCCTCGGTGTACGGGTGCGAAATGGGCAGGCAGATGTATTCGCTTTCGCAGTTGGCATTATAGCCCACCCAGCGGTTTTTTTGCTCATCGAACCGGGGGCCGATGTGGTTGAGGTTAACGACCGCGTTACGGTTGCGGGAAAACGGGAGCCAGAGGAAGTTCTGCTGTTGCATGGTTGTAAAAATTTTAGGTTAGGAATTAGGCGGAGTAAATCATTTCGGCGTAACGAGCAGCGTTGCCGCAGTTGGCCTGCACCGCTTTGGCGATGTGCCAAGCCTGCTTGCTGCTGCACTTGTTGTACTTAATAACGCTTTCGGCAATTTCGCGAGCCAAGCCTTCGGCGGCTTCGGTGACGGAAAAAACCAAAAAAAACGCCTCTTGCTTTTTGGTGTTGTTGTGATATTGGCCAAAGCCAAATACCAGCGCGTCGGCCAGTTTCTGGATTTGTACAGCGTCCGGCAGCTTGGCCAGCATTTCGACCGTGACCACCACGCCCTGCCATGCTTTGCGGAGGGCATCGCCGATGTACTGGCGGGCGGTGCCGCCTTTGACGGTGGCGAAGTTGCGGGCAGAGGTCCAAGCGTTGCGGAAAATTTCGGAGCGGTTCATGACTGAGATTTTTTTTGGTTGTGACTGATTGGTGTCGATTGTGATGCAAAAGTAAACGTTTTATTTATTCTGTCAATACTTTTGCAAACTTTTTTTTCAAAAATTTTTTACTGTCATTAATCCGCGTACATTTGCGCTATCGTTAACCTTAAAAAAATGACATGATACACGAGGAAATCAAAGCCGTAATCGCCGAAATCACGGCTAATCAGTCCTACGAACGGGCCGCTAATTCCGGCCACTACACGCGCACCAGCCTGCGGAACCTTGTTGCCCGGCTGCCGAACTCTATTATCAAGTTGGACCAGCTGCTCAACGCCCACGGGTACCGGCTAACGATTGTCAAAAAATGATTTGGGTGGCCTTACTGGTGACATGGCTTCTGGCCCGGCTTTGCGCCGACCTGGTGGCCGACCTGCCCGACCCTCCCCCGGCGCCCGAACCGGACGACCGCCGCGCTGAGATTGACGGCGAAAATGTCTTTTACTTCTAACCTCAAAACTCACAGCAGATGAAAAAGTATTACCGCATTACGGCCTACGGCTGCTCCCTTTACGGGGCCATCGATAGCGCATTCGTCGTGTTCTTTGCCGTGTACACGACCTTTGCCCAGTACGTGCCCCAGTACGCCGCCGCCGGGGTCGGGCTATTCGCCGTGGCTATTATCGCCTTTGCCATTGATTACGGCCTGATGAATGGCTTGCAGACCTTTTTCGGCCGGTATTACGACGGCCGGGAGGGCACCTTCAAACGTCTGGTCATGTCGTGGTCGCTCCTATTCCTTATCGCCCAGGTGTCGGGCACGCTGGGCCTAACGATTTACGGCAGGCATTACGTTACGGATGCCGTGGTGGCCACGCCAAAACTGGAAAAAGTGGACATGACGGAAGCCATAAAGCTTCACGAAATCAACAAAGGGCTGGGCGACCAACTGGCCCGGCTCAAGTCCGCCGAGCGGAAGGAACTGGCGGCCGCCGTGGTCAATCCCGAACTGGCGGCAATGGCTAAGGACGGCAACAATTGGGCAGCAACCGAAGTGAACAAAAAGAAAAAGGCCGTGCTGGATCGTTACGCCGGGGAAAAGCTAAAGTTGGAGCAACAGATTGCAACAAATCTCGAAGCGCAACAGGCTGCAACAGCGGCCGCCGGGCGTTTGCGCGTTGCGGATTACGAACAGCAACTGGCAAAATACGACACCGCAACAAATACGCTCAATTCGTTGCAGCTCTATCTAAGTGTTGCGGCAACAGTGTTGCTAATCCTGTCGTCGCTGCTTTACGCCCTTGAGGAAGTGTACCAGCAGGGCGAAGCCGAAACGCCAGACGATAAGGTTTACGAAGGCGTGCAGCGGTCGCCGTTCGGGTTCTTTACCCGGCCGGAGGGTACGAAATACGTCCGCCGCTCAAAGGCTGCACCGGCCCCGCTGGCCGCCCCGGTGCATACGGCCAGCGTGCGCCCCGAGCGGCCGCCGTTTTCGGCCAACTTTACGACCCAGACCAAACCCGCCGCCGTCGTTCGTCCTGCCCCTGCTCCGGTAGTCGAACTGGCCCCGGTTGTGACCGCTGCCCCGGCACCGCGTCCCGCTCCGGTCCGCCGTAACGAGGTCGTTTTTGAGGGCCGGGAGGTGGCCCCCAGCACGCCGCGCGCGGTGGATGTCGCAACCTTTGGTATCTTCGATTGCCATATCCCCCTTGGAAGCCCCGGAGCGGTCGTATATTCGACGAAAACCAACGGACTGCCCACGCGGTCGATGTACGAAATTGAAGCCCTTAGAAAGCAATTGCGGGCGTACTGGTCTGACCTCGACAGGGCGAACCGTGGCGAACCGATTAAACGGAGCATCGCGACCGCCGTTAAAAGCATTGAGCGCATTGAGGCTATCCTCCACGCCGCTGGCGTACAAACGCGCACCCGTTCCCGCTTGGTCGGGGTCACTTCCAAAACCGATAACCATGATTGAGATTTTGGCCGTCGCTCTTATCTGTTACACTCTTTCTGCGCCCTGCAAACCCCGCAACCATGACAAACAAAGTTGAACTCATAGGCTATTACGGCGGAGACCTTACACACGCCCTATCCGCATGGACCAGCACGTCCCGCGAACTGACCCCGGAGAAGGTCGCGCGCATCCCGTCCCTGCTCAAATTTCTGGCGGATAACGGGCACGAAACGCCTTTCGAGAAATCGACCCTGCATTTCCTGCTAACGGTTGACCAAGCGACCCATATCCACCTGCTGAAACACCGGATCGGAGTGTCAATCAACGCCGAAAGCGCACGATACAAGGAACTCAAGGAAGATAACTTCATGCTCCCCCAAGACTGGCCCATTGAATGGCAGCACCGCCTAATTCACCACACCGCCGACGGGTTGAACTTCTACAAACAGGCCTTGGAAGAACTGACCCAAACGCTGGGCCGCAAGCGGGCAAAGGAAACGGCGCGGTATTTCCGCACGTTCAACACCCAGATAACGATGGATGTGAGCTTTAATTTTCGATCGTTCGTGCATTTCCTCCGGCTCCGGCGTAGCGATTACGCACAACGCGAAATTTGCGCCCTCGCGGACGAAATGGTACGGCAGGTAGCCGACATTCACGGCGCGCACTTTCAGCACTCGTTAGCGGCTTTTGGCCTTTAGTGCCTATCTTTGCTCCGTGGATAATGCTTGCTTAAGGATTTAAGGTTAGTGAAAGAAGCAAGGCCCCGCAGTCGAACGATTGCGGGGCCTATTTTTTCCACCTTTTAACCTCAAAGTCTTGCTATCAGGGCCAACGAACCGAGGGCCGACCAGTCCGAAGCCCCGGTATTGTTGTACCTCCACACGGCGGGCGATTTGTCGGGGTCGTTATCGACATGTATTGCGGTGGCCATGATGCCGAACCGCCTAAATCCGACCTCGTATAAGGCTTTTAGGATTACTTTTTTGTCCGCAAAAGTGGGGGCGGCAATGTCCACGCCGTAGCCGGTCAGGTGGCTGGACGATTGCGCGCCACCCACGGCGGCGTTGCGTTCCGGCGTGCGGAACCCGGACGTTATTTTGAACGGACGACCGAGGCGGTGCCGTGCTTCGTCGAGCATGCCGACGGTTGAGCATTGCATGTTCTCGCCGCTTCCGGGCTTGGTGCGGTCGTCGAACTCGGCCATATCGAAATACCGCGGTGGTTTCACAGCTGGCGGCGATTTTCCTTTTTGCGGAAAAGGTTGGCGATCCAGCGGCCGAATTTAACCAGCGGCTCAATCAGGCCGACGGCAAGCACGACGACGTTGGCGACCTCGACAAAATCGACGCGGCCGTCCTCGCGGATTACTTTTACGGTGCGAATGACGTTCGACGTACCGGAAACGATTTCTTGAACGGTGCCGTATATGGGTTCGCCCGTAATCGGGTCGGCAAATTTAACCCTTTGCCCGATCGTTACTTTCAGGCTCGGGTCGGTCTGTACATGGTTCATTTGGTTCTGGTTTTTGCGGTGACTTAATCTCTATTCGCAGCCCATTTTTCCGATCCAAGGACAGCGTTATGGCGCGGCTGCTCTTCACGGCCAGCCGGGCAATTTCCCCGGCGTTCCAGAGGATGCAAAGGTTGAGGATTAAGTCCTTGTTGCTGGACAGGAACTCCATAGGGCTTTTTGT